GGAGATCCAACGCCAGATGGACAGCGCACTGGTTGCGTTCGCGGTGTGTCATCACGGCTGCGGCGTAGTAGTCCATGCGCTCTTGCAGACGCTCAGGCGACAGCGCGTCGATGGCGTGCGGTGATACTTCGATCTTCAGATGTGGGCCGATGTTCTCGAGCTTGGCGTTGAAGTTCTTGATGAGCAGGATGAACCCGAGGTCAGCATTCTGGAGCTTGTACTGGTAGCCCGAGTCCCGCCCTACCCGACCGGCATGCCAGAACTCCCCGGCGAACTCGACCATGACGCCCGGTTTCTCGAACAGCGCCATGATTTCCGGGCGGATCAGTCCTCGGTACAGCTGGCGGACCGTATCGACGCCGCAACGCAGCAAGCGAACGCCCAACAGGTCAGTCAGCTTGGCCGAATGGCTATCGAAGAACAGTCGACCGGTTGGGGTTTCTTGAAAGTTCTGATCAACACGAATTTGGTCTTTAACGCTCATTCTCTTGTGCTCCAAATTGCAACGAATCGACACTGTTCAGTTGGGTTTATCTGACGTGTTACAGGGACGTCAGCGCGCGCGTTTGCACGCCGGCTCGTGCCTCGCCGTGCGTGCAAAGAGCGCGGAGCGCACGCGCGCTGACGGTCATCACCACAGGAATTTCCCCTTCTCATAGGGCACCACGACCACGGACGAGCCTTTAGGGGCTGACTGCAGGCCGCTGGCGATCGCCTGTTCAAATACCGGGGGCGGACTTGCGGCGTGCATCGGCGCTTGTGGCGGCTCTGGATCAGGCTTGGTGTCGTCGAAGTAGCCGTTCTGCACGACCGACATGCAGAAGCCGAACGACACATCCAGGCGCGTGCCTTGCTGGGTGTTGCACCGGCACCCCGTCAGCCCTTCATCGCTGTCACCGACATGCATGCGCTTGTAATTGCGGGCAATCAGGTCGCGATCGGTGGTGGCGATGCACACAGGCTTGGGGAAGGTCTGCGGTCCGGTCAGGCCGTCATACACCGGCGCCGACGCCGGCAGGTCTTGTACCCTGGGCACGCGCTTGCCCAGGTACTGCTCGACGGTGAGCGGTGCGGCCTGTTCGGTGTCGGCACTGGGTCGGATGAAGGCGCCGACCGTATCGCGCACTTGATCGACCATGCTCCCGGCCGGCGCGCTGCTGGTGACTTCCAGCTTGGTTTTCTCGGTGTCGTAGCGCTCGTAGGCGCGATACACGAGGATCCCCGCGCCGATCAATACGCAGATGGCCAGGATGAACTTGGTCGGCACTTTGGCCTGGAAGTGGTGCTTGGCGTTGGTGCTGGTGTAGGCGCCGAAGTAGCGCTTATCCAGGCGCAGCGACTTCTTGTCGGCATCCTTGAAGCTGGTTTTCAGCTCAACCTTTTCCACCACCACTTCCGACTCAAAGCGCAGCAGCTGGGCGGACTTAAAGACGCGCCAATAGTGGATGTGCGTGTTGCATAGCCGCCGCAGATGCACATCCAGATAGCGCGGGTCCTGGGTGACGAGGTGCACTTCGTGGCCCTGGTGACGCATGGTCTCGAAGCGGGTGATGTGCTCCGGTGGCCGCGCCCTGGGATCGCGTGAACCGAACCAGCCCTGCGCCTCATCCACCACGATGATCGAATCGTTGGGCAGCTCGAACCACTTCTCGGGATCTTCGAACTCGAACCACTGCGCTTGCAGCTGATCGGGTTTGAGGCCGTTGATGTTGTGGAAGTAGACGACCCGGCCTTCGGCGTGGGCCTTCTGGTCCACTTCACGGATGGTGTTCAGGGTCTTGCCATGGCCGGGCTTGCCGGTACGGATAACGAGCATGACGGCGTCTCCTTATGCGTCGATGGAGGTGCCGCCCGGCTTGCGCCAGACCTGATTGCGACGACGGTCGGTTGCCTTGTCGATCCCGGCGAGCATGAAGCGCGTCGAGATAGCGGCGAAGTACAGGTTCACCACCACATCGAACTTGGCCAGCCCGAGAATCCCCTGGATCACCGGACCCACATCGCCCATCAGCCCGAACAGGTAGTCCTGGGCCTGGCCGATGATGAGGTTGAAGCCGATATAGGAGACGAAGCCGAAACCGATCATTTTCAGCACCATCTTTACCAGCGGGCCGAGGATGATGACGAGCATCTGCACGATGAATAAAAACTGCATTACTGACCTCCTACGGAGCGGCCCACGTAAAGGGCAGCCAGGACGGTAGCCACGGCCACGAACAGGCCGCTCAGGTCACTGGCGGCGCGGCAGAGGGGTTCGTAGCTGAGCTGGAAGGAGCGCCCGCCGCCGGTGCGCAGGCTGAAACTCTCGGCGGCAGGGCACGTAGCCGGCAGGAAGCGGGTGCCCTGGTTGATGAACGACGGCAGCTGGATTTCGGCGCCTTCCTCAAGCTTGAACTTGTCGCCCTGGACAGCGGATTCGATGGCCGGCTTGTGCTTTTCAAAGTCGGCCTGCTCTTCGGCGTGGCAGCGCAGTTCCTTTTGCTGGCGGAGGATGGCGCACTGGACGGCATCGCCCGTGCACTTCACCTCGGCGTCACAGGCTTCACCTTCTACGCTGGGCTTACCGCACTTGTTTGGGTCCTTGGCGGGGTTGCATTCGGCTTCACCATCCCCGTCGCCCTTGCCATCCCCGTCGCCTTCGCCTTCGCCTTCGCCGTCACCCTCGCCATCCCCCTCCCCCTCGCCGTCTCCATCACCATCACCATCACCATCACCATCGCCGTCCTCATCGCCATCGCCGGGCTCATCCGGATCAGGGTTCTCGGTGTCGTCACAGCCGCCTACCTCGACCTCGGGATCACATGGCGGGGGCGGTTCCTTGCTGCAGAAGGTGCCGTTCCAGACATAGCCGTCTGGGCAGGTGTTATCGGGGTCAGGTGTCGGGGTTTCGTCGGGATCGGTCTGCTGGCCGGGACTGCCCGGTTCCTTGCGAGTGTTTTCGTTGCACTCGATGCCGTTGCCGGTATAGCTGTAAACGCCAAACACGCCAGGCGGATTACCGCTGCTGTAGACGTAGACGTTGCTGGCCGAGGTGAAGCCGAAGGCGTACTGGCAGCTATTGGCGCAGACCGATCCAGGCGGTTCGATCAGCGGCTGGCCAACCGCTTCTTTCATCTTGTGTTCGTGCGTGACGACCTGGCCGATGGTGGCTTCACAGCGGTTTGGCGCACTGCATTGCCCTGTTGAGGAGTCGTACTCAGTTCCTACAGGACAGCCGGTTCCATTTCTAAGAAGTACGTGGACAGCATTTTCACTGCCATTAGGCAAAACCATCGCGCATCGGAAACTGGTTTCCGAAATCGGCGTAAGTGCGTAACGCGGGAATGTCGAGCCATAGGACAGACGTATTTTTTCGCAAACAGAAGACGGGGTGGGGCCGGAATGAGAGCCAGACGACCAATAGTAACCATCGGAATATGCCGAACCAGTAAAGAGCGAGACGGCAACCAGCGCAATTAACGATAAACCGCGACGAATAATGGACATTACGCCTCCTACACCCGCCCAAAAAACACGAGATAAAACGCCAGGGTGGTGAGGATCAGGACGTACAGTTCGTAGCTCATGGCGTTTCCCTGGAAGAGAAAACCCCGCCGGAGCGGGGTTTGTTTGCTTCGGCACATGCAGTGCGCAAAACCCCAGTTACAGGGCGCGGCGCATGTACTTGAACGCCATCGCGGCGATGATCACGGCGAAGACGGCCCAGCCGATGGTGCCAACGTCGGTGCCCGCGGTATCCAGCGCCGCGGTAGCTTCGGTCGGGACAGCCGCGTATACGGAGCCAGCCAGGGTGGAGAGCGCGGCAGCAGCGCCAACGCCGATTTTCTTGATGAAGTGCTTGTTCAGTTGCATGGGTGATACCTCACTGTTTCAGGGCTTTTTTCAGGACCAGGAAGCCGAACACGGTGGCGAACAGAACAATCGCTTCGCCTTGCAGCTCGGAGACTTGGTCCCAGGTCAGTGCAGAGCCGTAGAGGCTTTGCATTTCCTCGACCGTGAGGGCGACCAGCGAGCCGGAGCAGATGGGCGAACCATCGGCGCCTTGCAGCCAGTCACCGTCACAGGCGAGGAAATTCATTCGCCGGCCTGCTCGAGGTCGGCGGTTTGTTCGGAGGGCTCGCAGTCAGGGCAGACGGCGAAATGGGGCGGCAGGCTGAGGTCTGGCAGCAGGTCGCTTTGCGGCGCGGGCAGCGCCATGAGCTTGCCCATGTCGTTGCCGCAGCAGTCGCAGTACACCCGGTCATCGATCAGCATGGCCGCCCCTCCCGATTAGTTGGCCTTGGCCGGGTCGCCGGCTTTGGCCTGGGGTTGAGCTGGGGTGCGCGGGGTTTCGGCAGCGGCGCGGGTCTGGACGGCTTCGAGCTGGAGCGCCAGATTCTTGCCCTTGTTCTGCCCACCACGGGCAATCTCGAAGTGGATGCGCACCAGTTGCAGCGGCTCGAACTTGGCGCCGGCTGCGAAGATTTCGTCGGCTACTTCGTCCGCTGCTGCCATGCCGATGATCGACAGGCCGTGTTCGGTCTTGCCGTCCGGTTCATCGCCGTAGAAGACCTTGATGTACTTCTGGCCCGCTTCACCGTCGAAGCGTTGAGTGCCGAGAAATGCAACTTCCATAGTCGAACGTGCCATTTGTGTTTCCTCTCTCTAGTTGCGCTTTATTGCGCTGCTTTGCTTTCTGCAGGCCGAGCGATCCCGAGCGAGTGAAAAAGCAATTTCACTGCGACCGGCTTGTTACTTGGCTTGCGGGTTAATTCGTAGCTCTAGTTATACGCGCTTGAAACGGTTTTTTTTCATACTCAAGGAATTATCAAGTTGCGTGGCTTATTGGCATGAATAGCGACGAATCGACACTTAACCACCACGCTCAAAACAAAATTAATTAATAAACATCACCCTCTTAACACCAAGGGCTCTGCCCTTGTCATCCCGCTCTTGCCGCCGAGGGCTCGGGAGCGCGGGGCGGTGAAGCTGCCCCACACTCACGAGCGGAGGCTGTTTCGGTTCGTGCCGGGTCAAGGGTGCGCTCCGCCCGTGCTTCCGTTCGCCGGATCGGTGAGGCGTGATCCGACGAGCCGGGAGCGCGGCCCTGGACCTGTTCGGCCACGCGCTCAGCCTGATAGCGTTCAGCGACATAGCGACGCAGCTCAACGAGGGACCGGTGTTTCGTTGGCTCGCTACCGTCCAACGGAATGAACAGAGGAACGTCGCGGCGATAGGTGACGTGCCCGTACAGCTCCCCACCAACGGTCAGCTCCCGACCGATCTCATGCCAGTTAGGCGCAGCGATACGAACCTGCATCCGCTTGCGCCCTACCCCACCAGTTCGAACGGTTCGTGCATCGGCACGTAGGGCGTTGGCTTGCCCGAGTCGTAGATAACGCTCCACCACTTCGCTGGGCGCTCGGGTGGCGTGTGCTTCTCGCAGATAAAGGCCGGTTCCACTGTCCAGTCCGAGAGCAGAGGCTTCCAGGTTCCACCGACGCAGCCCATTTGTAGCGTGCGAATCGGCCGCGCATACGCGGGGCGGCATTGGGCGCAGCGTGTGGACCGGGAGGGAGCGGGTTGCGCCATTTCGCGTCTGGACCAGCAGACAGAGCAGTCGCAGTCCTGGGCGTGCGGAAGGCGTTGATAGCTGGCCGGCTTCTGCATAGGTCATCCCCTCCCCTGGCTTTCCGTAGACGGTGCGGATCATGCGGAGCGCTCCTGTACATTGGTGCTGGACGCAACGTGGGCGAAGGACGATTCCAGGCAAATGACGATTTCGGCGTTTAGGGAGCGGCGTGCAGCCCAAGCGGACTGCTCGACCTGGGCGCGGAGTGCAGCAGGCATGCGCAGCTTGAATTGCGGGTCTGTGCGGCTCATGGGTTCACCCCCGGAAAACGCACCAGACGGGTTTTGCCCAGCTTCACGCTCTCGACCGCGCCAGTCCTGACCCAACCAGCAACCGTCTCCACGGATACACCGGCCAGAGCGGCGAAGGCGGCTTGCGTATAGAAAGGAGGATTCATGCGGTCCACTCCTGTTCCAGTAGCCAGCTACGCAGCAGCGCACTGTTAATCATGCGGCGCTTGCCGAGCTTTACGGTGGGGAGTACGCCCCGGTAGACCCAGGCGCGGGCCATGGAGCATGTCAGGCCGTTACGTTCCGCCCAGGCTTCGACGGTTTCCACGTCCTGCTGTGGGGCGATCAGCTTTGAAGGTTCTAGCTCTTCCAGTTCCATGCTCGTTCCGTCACTATTCGTGGCAGTAGCGCCCAAGCGCTGATGAATTATTTATCACGAGGCAATGCTATCAGTGATGAATTATTTATCAATAAATTATTCATCATCTTTAAGAGCTTTTCGGAATGATAGAAGAGCGGCTTAGAACGCTTGTTCGCCATCTGGGCGCAACCAAGCTAGCCGAAACAACCGCTATCACTGAGCGACAGCGATGGCAGACCGTAGCGACCAATCGCAAAGTAAAAGCCCGCATTGAAGACATGGAGGAGCTGCTGAAAGCATTCCCTCAATACGAGCTTTGGCTATGGAAAGGCGAAGTCGACCCTCTCAAAGGTCAGTTTTCTCCCGACTATGAGGAAGCTAATTCAAACTTGCCCAATCAAAACGCGGGATAGCGATTACAAAGGAAGTAGCAATGCGCTGGTATGCTCGCAATTACAGGGCAGGTGATAATTAAAGCCAATGACCTTATAAACTTAAGACTTAATGTATGAGTAAAAAAGCAGCCGACGACCATACAGACCCTCGCATGGCTCGTCCAGTAATAATTCACGATAAAAAAACCAAACGATACCTGACACTTCAAAAACTAGACACATTTTTAATTGACGGCTGCGAAGTAAATTTCCCACCCCCAAACAATGTTTCTTTATTTGCGAGCATAGCAAAGAAAGAAATGCTCAAAGCTCGCAAAATTTACAACTCTCTAATATCAAAAAAAACAAAAAACAAGCGAGAGATATATATTACCGACAAAAATATAACCAAGCTTTATGACTATCTGGAACACATCCAGAGCAGCATTATCGCCATATATACCGCTATAGAGTCTTTCTCAAACATAGCAATACCAAACGACTACACGATGAGAAAGAAAAACCAAAAGGGAATCGAAGAGATCTGGGACAAATCCGCGATTGAGCGTTGGTATACGACGAGCGACAAAATATCAGAAGTATTACCAAGCATTTTAAAAACAGACTCCCCAAAAGAAATGAAAGGCTGGAACATCTTCAAAGAACTGGAGAACATCCGCAACGAAATAATTCATCAAAAAACGATTACAAAAAAGAGACAGGACGAGATTGACTCAAGTTTCATGTCGAAACTATTACAAGAAAGAATATTTGAAAACATCGACGCCGGATTCACTCTTATATCCTTTTTCTGCAAACATGACATCTCTCACTCATTCTTTCCCCTCGGATTTAGCGAAGCCAAGCTAGAACCAATCGAAATGGATGACATGAGGGAAGATTTCGAACAAATAGTTTGACCAAGGAAAAAGGCCCCGATCACTGAGCAAGGAGGCGTGATGAGATCAGACTGGGATGATGCACCCGATTACCTACGCAACGGAAAGAAACCTAGCCCTTGGCGGTTCCTGGCGATCCTGGGTATCGGCTCAGCGGTGCTTTCGGCACTTGCATTTACATTCGGCAAGCCGGTCGTACTGGACGTAAATCAGATCAAGCAAGGCATTCATGTCGGCGGCAAGCCTTGGTTTAACCAAGAGCCTGAGCAGCCCATGCAGCCGGCTAACCAGCCTTCCATTGCAAGCTACGAATCCCCAGCAGCAGAACAAGCACCAGCATCCCAGCAGCGGCCGCTGACCCAGGAAGAAATCGACTGGTTCGAAGAAGGCACCGCCCGAGCGCTAGAGCAGCGCCAAACATCGTTTAACGATAGCAACTACACGCCCCGCCCCGTCGCCAACACGATGCAGCCACCACCGGCCCGCTACTACGCAGCCAACTCCACCAGCAGCACGCAAAAGCGCTCCGTTTCCCGCCAGACTCACCTCAGCAACTGGAGCTGGGAGAACGGCCACAACAAACAGCACATCAGCGGCCAGTTTGAGTGGACAGTGGTAAACGACCAGATCGACTACAACAGCGTGTGCCAAAACTACAAACGCGGCTCGCTGGTCTACCGCGACTGCCGTAAAGGTGCGAAGGTTGCGTTCAAGAAAATGTGCAGCCGATATGAGCCGGCATGCGCTGCCGAAAACAATTTCTTGCCGTGATATATGCCTACAACACCTAGAAAAATCACCTACTCGAAGTACCTGTTCCAAATCTCTATTGCATGGCTTGTGATCGGCATAGCGCTAGGCCACCTATTATCTTTCATAATTCCTAGCGAAATAGGCAGCATCAATTCTTACACATATATAAGCCATTTAACTGAAAACAGCAGGCTAGTTACCTCAATTACAATCGCTCACATTGCCTTACTACCAATAGCGATAATCCTGATAAGGCGCTTTGGGTTCACGTCAATATCTATCCCAAGGAGAGGACGCATACTTTTATTAATCATTTCGCTTCCTTTCCTTCCGGTGTCATTAGGCCTTTTACCAGCGAGCGAAGGTACTAAATACCACGGGCTAGCCATGACTATGGCTACATATCTAGATTGGTTCGGCGTCTCGTTATTTCTTTTTCTTTTTATGTGGGTATTCGCCTTTTTGGTTTCGGCGGCGTGCTCTAGGAAAACTAGTTCTGGCTAGCCACTTAGCTTTTCACCGGAAGAAAATTCTTCACCAAGAGAATTGGTACCTTCGCCACCAGATACAGCCCCAGACTACCCATCACAAGGCACAATACGCTTGCCATATACAAAGCGATTGGAACCTCCAAAACAGAGTAAAGAAAACGCGTCTGGCGACTTGCCCCACCCGCCGACGAAACAAATAAATAGCCAGACACCATCACCCAGTAGAAAAACACAGCCATCGAACCGCCGAAGATTAAACAGCCATACCACTCAAGTATCTCTACCGCTTCATCTTTGCTCAAAACAGAATAAATTACTGCAGAGATCGCGCTCAGCAAAATTGCGAGATTCAAGCCTGCTGCACAAGCCAAGCTAATATTGGCTGCCACGAGCTTTGAAAGTGGTGTGAAGCTCGAAAGTGAAGACTCGCTGACAGGCGGAACTAGCCCAATAACATAACCGACTATGATCATCGTGATCGTGAGCATTGAAATCCTAGGAGCTATCGTTTTCTTCCTTGGCAGTAGAAAAGGGGAAAGAATTATTATCTGCAAGACCATAGCGACCGAAGGAAGCTATCCCTAACGAGTCTTTCCATGCGTGCGCGGCGGCATATCTACCAAGGATAGCACTTCGACAAACTTGCCCGCTTAACCTGGCAGAAATGCTCTCCAACATAAGGCTTCATATAATTCGCAGCGGAATGCACACCCGACGCCATTGCAATTAGAAATATAATTGCAACTATGTTCATGAATTTGCTACCACCGAATCGTTTTCCCCAACGATTTACGACAGCGAAAACAGCGAGACAAAAAAAAGGAATAGTGCACAGGGCAATTGCGAGGCCTGTCAGGGTGATTGGCTTGGTGGACAGCACCGCTATGAGGATTAGCATTCCAGCCATCGGGACATGCTGAAGCCTTCGCGGCCACGGGTTATTTTTCATTACGGGACGCATATCTATCCTTAGATTTGCAAAGAGGGAACGCGAGAATATCGGATATGACGCATGGGCGCGGAATGTTAAGCCCTCCATCAAACCGGATAAAGGGGACGTTCTGCAAAAACCATAGCGACCGAATGAAGCCGGGCTATTGTGGAGCGGCTAGCAGCTTTAATCCGAGGGCTAGGCCCAGTCCTACTCATGACGTTCCTGGGTTCCGCCTTGCACCGCTTGGTCAGATGCTCTGTTACTTGCTTCGACACAGCGAAGCCGGAGTGCAGCGAAATACTGCTTGCTGACAGGTCTGGTCAGCGGCGCTGCTCCGCCAGCCAAGAGGCGGTCCCGTAGAAGCTGACTCCCCCGCTCGTCGTCCATCTGTTTCCCCTTGAAAAATATACCTAATAGGTTATGTTTACCTCATGGAAAAGCGCAAACCCCACTTCAAGCTTGAGCTGGTAAAGCAGGCCTTAGGCGAGCAGCGTTATCGCTTCACCCGTGTCGCTCTTGAAGGGGGAGCTGAGCTGGGTATGGGGCTGGCCGACATGCTAACGGTCATCAGCAACCTAAACAGCCGCGACTTTTTCAAGAGCATGACAACCTATGCAGACCACACCACTTGGCAGGACGTTTACCTACCGGAAACCCCCTTTGGGCAGGTTTACCTGAAGTTCACGCTGGTGGCTGATCTGCTGATCGTTTCCTTCAAGGAGAAGTGACCATGAAATGTCCGGTTTGCGGCCAGGCTGAACTGGTCCATGACACCCGTAACCTGCCCTTTACCTACAAGGGTCAGACCACCGAGATTGTCGAGGTAACGGCAGACTGGTGCGATGCCTGCGGCGAGTGCCTGACAGGCCCTGGCGAAAGCGAGCGCGTAATGAAGGCAATGACCGAGTTCCGCCAGCAGGTGAATGCCCAGGGCGGTAGCCAGGAGCTGATTCGCACAGTTCGCAAGCAGTTGCATTTAAGCCAGCGCGAAGCGGCTGAGCTGTTCGGTGGCGGGCCTAATGCCTTTTCCCGTTACGAGCGCGGTAGTACCGAAGCCCCTCAACCTTTGGTGCAGCTGTTCAAACTACTCGGCCGCCACCCCGAGCTGTTGAAGGAATTGCGAGCCGGCTAGTGTCGAAAAGGTGTCGAAAACACTGTGCCGAATTGCGACGAAACGAGCAGACGGTTCAGCCCGAAAACAGCACAACGACACGCTTTGCGACGGAACGACACACTAGGCAAAAGGGTTCGATTCCCTTCGCCCGCTCCAGACACCTAACGTTAAGGCCCTGTTTTTACAGGGCTTTTTCGTTTCTGGGGATATGACAGCCCGTTTCCAAAAATCCGCGTATGCATGTGATTGCCACCACGGATTATTGCCTTTCGATTGCTAGTAGGAAGTAGCGGCGGGG